AAAACTGCTGCTAAAGAAGAAAAGAAAGAATCTGAAAAACCAAAACTAGAAATGGATTTGAATAATATAATGGGGAAAGGTAGTAAGGGATGACTACTCAAAAAAATGATGTAGTAAACGCACTCTATAGTATGGTTGACTTTACCCCTACTCAAGCACAAGTCCCTATAATAAACTCAGACAAACGATATATCCTTGTAGCTGGTGGAGAACAGGCAGGTAAAAGCATGATAGCTAGTAAATATTTACTATCAAGAGTGTTTGAAACAGAAGGCAAAGGTCTTTATTGGCTTGTCGCTGCTGACTATGAGAGAACAAGAGCTGAATACGAATACCTTGTAGATGATTTTTCTAAACTCGGTGTGCTAAAGAAAGCATCTAAACGAGTTGACCCTGCCACAATAGAACTTGTAGACGGAACACTTATACAAACTAAATCAGCTAAAGACCCTCGTACCCTAGCTATGAGAGCGCCTAACGGCATCATAGGGTGTGAAGCATCACAGTTAGATTTAGAAACCTTCCACAGACTACGAGGAAGATGCGCTCCCAAAAGAGCTTGGATGTTCCTAGCTGGTACTTTCGAAGGATCACTTGGTTGGTATCCACAAATGTTTCAGACTTGGCAGTACGGAGAAGATGACTCACAGTCCTATTCCCTACCCTCTTACACTAATAAACACTTATACCCAGAAGGGGAAACAGACCCAGAGATATTAAAACTACAACGAATGACATCAGATGATTTCTTTAAAGAAAGAATTATGGGGATACCTTCCCCACCACAAGGATTAGTATTCTCAGAGTTCAGACCAGATACTCATGTACAAGATGTCGAGTATATACCAGACGAACCTGTACACATATGGATAGATCATGGTTACGCTTCTGCTTATGCTGTATGCGCTGTTCAAATTATTAACGATCAAGTCAGAGTATTCGATGAGATATATGAACAGAATTTAATTACAGAAGAAATAATAGATATCGCTATGCAAAAAGATTGGTGGAAAGATGTACAGTTTGGTGTCACAGATATTGCAGGGTATCAACACCAAGCTATGTCAGCAGTAGCAGAAGTGTGGCTGGACAAGGCAGGGTTATACATGGATGCAGAAAAAATTAGAATTAATGACGGAACTGAAAGATTAAAGTCTATGCTCAAACTAGACCCCACTACACACGAACCTAAAATAATAGTTTCCCCTCATGCAAAAGGTCTGCTGTCAGAACTTGGCTTCGCTCCAAATCCTTTTAATGGACAAACACAAGTTTATAAATGGAAGACAGATCGTGACGGAAATGTGGTTGGCAATCAGCCAGAAGATAAGTATAATCATAGTGTTAAGGCACTTATATATGGTCTTGTCAATAGATTTGGCTATAGTTATTTAGCTAAACGCAACAGTATTCCTGTAAGAAGGTGGAGATAATATGGCTAAGAAACCAAAGGCTGAAGAAATAATAAATAAAGTTGAAGCTCATTACGACTCAACTGAACCTTTAAGATCAAGAATGGATCAAGATTATTCTATTTATCGCCTAGACCCATACGATGCAGGAGAAGATTTTCACAATTACACATCCAACGAACCAGCAACATTTGCAGATAAAATAGTTTCTTTCCTAAACGCATCAGAACTAACTGCTCGTATCCCTGTTAACTCACAGGAAAGAGAGCAACGAGAAGCTAATGACCAAAAAGAAAGATTCTTTATTGGCACACTACGAAGCGCAGACGAAAGATTAAAGATGGCTATTCAACCAGATGTTAAATCACAACTTGCTTGGTACATTACCCTTCGTGGGTGGTACGCAGGCAGAGCTTTGCTAACTAAAAACAAAGAAGGAAAAACATTTGTAGATATAACACCATTCGATCCTATGCACACATATTGGTCATCTGGTTATGACGGATTAATGTGGGCGTGTTATAAAACTAAACGATCTAAAGAAATGATAGAATCACAATACAATGTCAGATTAAATATCTCTAATGACTATGACGATTGGATAGAAGTATATGATTACTACGACAGAGAATATAACATGGTTGTACTCTCTAATGGTAAAGTAGTTAAGAAAGCTACACCACACGGCTCTCCTAATGTACCTGTATTCTTAGGAGCAGTAGGAGCAAACCCAGAAATACAAGCACTCAATCAAGCAGTAGCGATTGATGATACCATAAAAGATTATGGAGAATCTGTATTCAGACACAACAGAGATATATACGATAAGAATAATCTTATGATGTCTATAATGCTCGAACTCACAGCTCGTGCAAGACGACAGGGATTAAAGATTAAATCAAGAGATGGTACTAAAACTTTAGACGAAGACCCTTACAAAGAAGGTACTGAGATATCTTTGGCACAGGGAGAAGATGTAGAACCATTAGGACTGATGGAAATGTCTAGGGAAACAGGAGCTTTCTTAGGATTGCTATCTGGAGAACTACAACGAGGAGCATTGCCACACAGCATATACGGAGAATTGCAATTCCAACTATCTGGCTTTGCTATCAATACCTTACGACAAGGTATTAACTCTATACTAGAACCAAGAATAAAAGCACTAGAAGCTGCATACACAAGAATATGTATGCTACTCAACGATCAATACTTAACAGATGCTTTTGATAGTATGCAATTATCTGGAGAAGATATGAATAGAAATTACTTCTCTGAAGAAATAACTCCAGATGCTATACGAAACGCAGGAGATATTGTTATTAAGTTTGTGGGTCAACTACCAGAAGACGATATGTCTAAGATGAGCATGGCACAAATGGCTAGAGAAGGTCAGAGTCCATTGCTACCAGACTTGTTTATCAGAGATAAAATACTTGGATTACAAGATGGAGATTTAGTTGACGATGCAATAAAAGAGCAACAGGCAGAAAGAACTTTGCCAGAAGCTACCCTTTATACATTGTTATCTGCATCAGAGAATAGAGGAAGAGATGATCTTGCTCAGTTCTACTATGGAGAATTATTACATATATTAAGACAAAAGGAAATGGAAAGGTCACAGGCTGAACAGGCTATGCAACAACCTCAAGTTCCAGAAGGAGCTACACCACCTACAGCAGACCCTAGAGTTATGCCTAATGCTATGATGGGCGTACCACCTCCCACACCAACGCCACCACAGGGAACAGTAGCGCCAGAAACTCCAAGACCTAATGCACAAGAGGGAGAAATATAATGTCGCCAGATCAAATATTAGCTTTAAAAAAACAAGGAGCAAGTAACGATGCAATAATAGCACAGCAAGCTATGGACATTGCAAACGAACAAGGTGTAGATATGGGAGCTGCAATGCAGGAAGCACGCAGAAATATACAGGCATTAGATGCTGCAGTTATTGCAGGAGATACTGCACAGGAAGAAGCAGGGTTAGGTTCTCCGACAAGACCAATTACAGATTTGTCTATTGGTTCTTTTTATAGACCTAGTGTTGAATTAGAAAAAAGATTACAAAAAGAAATGCCAACTGTTCTTCCAGCAACACCTGTGCGTAGTCCTCTTGATCCTTTAGCAAAAGAATCTGCTGCAGCCAGAGCTGCGTTACCACCTTTAGCAGGGTTACAACAAGACAGTCTAGCTACTCAAGCTCTAATGGATATGACTCCTCCTCGTATAGGAACTCCTAATTTAAGAGATATTGATATACAAGCTAGAGCTGCGTTACCATCATTAGCAGGATTACAACAAGACAGTCTAGCTACTGATGCGTTAATGGATATGCCTACAGGTATGAGTCCTGCGCAAAGATACGCAATGAGATTTGGAGATACAGGAGCTTACGACATTACAGGTGGAGATTTAAGAAACATAGACACAGCAGCAAGGTCTGCATTAAATGATTTGTCTTTAAGTAATTTTAGGCAAATTGAAGGAGGACTAAACGACACATCTATATCTGATACTCCGTCTTATCAAAGATTAAGAGATTTAGGTTTTACAGATGCTCAAGCAATAAAAGCAGGCTCTCCTTTGCAAACAGTTTTACAAAGACCAGATTTAAATTTAGACATAGATGCAGCTACAGAAATGCCATTAAAAAACAAAGAATTGCAAGATTGGGCAAATGCAAAAATAGCAGAATTACAATCAAAAAATTTATACGATGTTTCAGCATTAAAAGAAGCAGGAAGGTCGCCAAATTTATTTGAGTTTGCAGAAGCAGGAATTGATCCAGCAGGAAATACATTAAATATTCTTAATAATCAAGTAGCACAAATAGAAAAAGCAAAAAATAAAACAATAAATGATTATATAAAAGAACTT